ACGAGCCCAACGAAGATTCACGCCCTGCCGCATAGCGGCTTCCTGGTTCCACTCCTCGATCTTGTCAACATCAAGGCGGTTCACTTCACGTCGAGTTACCGCATACGCAGCAGCCCACAGAGCTGGGATATCTTCGGCCCCAATTGGCACGCTTATACTCGCATCGTCGCCGGAGCCATCAAACGAGTAAGGAGTCTGATAAACAACAACCAACGAATCATTGTTCTCTATCGATGTCGGAGTTCTTAAAGCTTTACCTGTAGGCACTAAGCCCGTTGGCATATCTTGTTCGAACTGCCAGCCACCGATATCTATGATGCGGCCAGTCTGGCCGATCATGTGCCTCACAGAGTAGACACGCATCGTGGAGGCGGGCATCGAAATCCACTGCTGATCAGTGGTGCGAGTCATAAGCTCAGAAACCCTATTCGGCAGTTGAGCATTCATAACTGAATTGAAGCACCGCTGAATCCAGTCGCTAATAGAAGAGCGGGGCCAGGGTGGGTTAATTAATGCGGTCGCATTCGTTGCGTGACCGCTTGTAGCAAGTGTCCCAGCGTAGCCCCGGCTAACCGTCAAAACGGGTGTAGCATCGTTGCTTTTACCCGTTATCAACATCAGCTCATTGCCTATTTCGAGCACGTCGGTCATTTGGACCCGGTCTGCATCGTCGACGGTCAACGTCTTATCGGTAGGAGAGTCTAATGCGCTTGATCCAACTTCGACCTGGAAGGGGCGTTCGCTGGTGCGATACAACATCTCAAGGGTGTCGTCTATGAGCCCGCCGAGGGTCAATGTGTTTGTGGTAGCCATCTCATTATTACACCCTAAAAGTGTTACCTTCTCCGAACCGAGGAAGGGGTCGAACGGTAACGATTTACCGCAAGGTGTGACAAATGTTGGGCCACTTCGCCGTACGGGCCAGTGATATTAAGCTCGACAAAAATGTCCTCTGACTGAACAGTATGCCTGTTGTTACCACCGCCGCTATAGTCAAGATCTTCTAGCGCAGATCCAGTGTCAACCTCGATTGGGCGGACATCGATTATCAGGCCGCTCATCAAGCCTTCGCCGTAAGAACCGTCCATACGGTAGGCGTAATCGTTCTGGTACATAATGTCCATGTACCCGAAACGGTAGCGGTAGTCCCTCACATTTCTATAATCGAAGTTGCTCCGAAATTGCATACTCGAGCCATACGAATAAGTGAACGTGTCAGACGAAGAAATCGCTATAGCACCTAGCGCCTCAAGCGCTCCAGCTAGCTCCGATTGTGAAAGCGTAACCGTGGTCGAGACCCAAGTGTCTGAGCTAGTAGCAGCATCTGTTTCAAGTGGGAAACTAACCGCAGCGGTCAACTCGGCACCAGCAGACTGATCCGTTGAATTAATAGACGTACCCTGAACGTTCAATGTCTCAGCACCGGCAATTACTTCGGTCTGATTCAGGCCGATAGTACCAACCGTCGACTCGAGGAACTGTTGAGAATCAACTGTCCCCTGAGCCGCTAAAGACTGCACCCCAATGCTCGGCGTTGACTCAGCAATCGACATAGTGTCAACAGGTGTGACATTAACAACGAGCGTTTCCGAATCAGCACCAGTGAAACTGTCAAAGATCGGATCGTCGACCCCAGAGCGGTAATTAACCTTCGACTGGTAGTCATACGTGTTTCTGTAGCCGAGCGGGAAAGCACCGAACTGGTAATTAGCGCCATACCGAAACAGCTCCGAGTTCCGATAAACAACTGCTGACATTAGGCTTCGGGTATTTCCAAAACGTTAGCCATCAGTTCTCCTCTAGCAGGCCAGCATCAACAAGCCCTTCACGGATGTCGTCAGGCACTTGCTGGTATGCCCAACTAGTGGTTGCCTCATCCCAGTGGTATTCAAGTGAATTCACTGTTGGTTTGGGGCTGGGTGGCTGCCAGTCGTGGCTGTCATCAAGTGCCCATGATGGGTAGGGCTGAGGGTCAAGAAATTCGTCAAAGTCTGAATTGTAAACTGACCCAGCACCTGCAAATTGTTTTCTGATTGTGTTGTTATAACTGGTTTGAATCCAGGTACCACCAAGGCCAAGGTCATCAGCGCAAAACTCCGCACCTCTGTGCTCTTGTTCGTCAGGTACAACAATGACATTCGTGACAATGTTGTTGTCATCTATTTGAGCGAAGTGAGCCATGTTATCCGTTCGTTAAGTAGCGGAGAATCACAATTCCTGAACCGCCAGTGCCACCTTCATAGTGTCCGGCACCGGTACCACCACCGCCACCGCCTGTGTTCACTGTTCCTGATCCGCCTGCCGTATTGGAGTTGCCTAAACCTCCACCGCCGAGACCCGCAAGAACACCGTTTTGTGGACCGTTTCCGTCTGCGCCGCCTGCGCCGCCGCCACTGTAATAAGTCGACGTGCCATTGATTGAAGATGTTGTGCCATTGCCGCCCGGACCGCCTTCATATTGATGCGCCGTACCTCCGCCTGATAGTCCGTTGACACCACCACCACCACCGCCTCCGCCACCATAAACGCCTTGTTGGCCTGAGTTAATATTTACGCCACCATCAACACCTTCGATAGGTGAATAGCTGCCTTCGTTGCCTGATCCTGCTGGGCCGTAGCTGTAGGGGTACCAGTCATAAGCAGCCCCTCCACCTGCTCCACCATCACCACCCCTCGTTGTGTAATTTGTTGAGTTAATATTTGCACCAACACCGCCGCCAGTTGAAGACTGACCAAATCCGTTGGAACTTGTGCCACCTTTTCCTGGTGTAACTCCGCTGTCACCTTTTTTGCCTGCGCCGCCTGCGCCAACGACTACTGAATAGCTTCCGGTTGTCGATGGGTTTTTGGTGCCGGTTCTCATACCGCCACCGCCTGCGCCTGACCCGATGTAACTACGGGCACCGCCACCGCCAGCAACAACGAGCCATTCGACGGCGCTGTTGCCGCTAGTGATTTGGAAGGTGCCACTACTGGTGAAAGTGTGGATGGTGTAAGCGCCAGAAGTCGTTACGCTTCCACCTGAAGCAACTACTGGGTACACAGGTTGAGGCCAAATAGAATCCCTTGAAGCTTCCGCAACCTCGCCAAGTGACCAGATGCCAGAAGCCGCCGAACTAGTCGGCAAATTTTGGGGGCCTATGACCCCACCATTCTCACCGTAACTCATGCTCGACCTTCCTCACCAGATGGGCTACTGATCATCCCACTCTCTAAGACAACAGCGTCCGCATAAAATTGTTTACAAAACGTAAGAGCTTCAGCTTCCGTAACTTCACTAAAACCATAATCTGTAAGACCTGAAAGATCAGCCGAGTCAGTTAAATAACCGATACGATCCCCGGCAGCATCAACATAACTTCCGGCTTCTAACCGTCCGCCACGTTCATAGATAATAGGTTCAGGACCGACACCTGAAAGACCATCAGACAAACGCCATTTACAATAAATCATGTGCCTAACTCCATCTTCGCTGACTCCGCTGCTTGCATGTCCCGTGCTGCCACAAGATCATCAAGCAAACCAATCTGTCTCAAAGAATCAAGTTGCGCCCACTGGACACCACCCGACATGATCTGCAAATTAGTTTGGCGTGTCAAACGTTTCTGCCAATACTCAGGCTCGGCATGCTCAATCTCGTCCCGTGTATAATGCTCACAACTATTGAACAGGTCTTCAAGTATTGCCTGTTCCCTCAATGCTCCTTGCATAACAACACGGGTCTGTTCTATACCTAACGTTTTTTCTTCAGCATCTAAAGCATCTATCTCGTCGCCTGTTTCTAGAAGTCGAGCTATTTCTATTGCCGCTTTTTTTAATCCTATTTCAGCTACACCAATTTTGTAGTTCGTGTCTTGTAGCTCTAGCATTAGCTGATAGAACCGCATCTCAGGCGTATCATGCTGCCCGATAACGAAGTTGATTAGCTGATACCTAGATCTTGGCTGTTGAATCTCTGAGATAGCTTCTGTTATGTTCATACGTTTCCGTCTGCAAAAGCAGCAGAGTAGGATGAGGGAGCAGATAAGCCTGTGCTTAAAGTTGTTTTAGTGTCCCCAGGGAAAGCAAATTTAGCAACCGTAGAAACAGCGCCCCCATTTGCACCGCCAGCAAAATATCCGGCAGTACCAGAATCAGCGAAACCCCCTGCTGCATATATGTATTGAGGAACTAAAGTAGCGCTAAGAGTTGTTCTAGAATCACTCGGGAAAGCAAACTTATCAATATTATAAAATAAACTGCCTCCACTACCCGTGTATCCGGCAGTACCAGAATTAGCGAAACCCCCACCTAAACGGTTTGCAACAGATAACCCAGTACTTAAAGTTGTTCGTGCATCACCTGGGAAAGCAAACTTATCAACTGTAGTGAAAATAACTGAACTTCCATTGTACCCGCCAGTGAAATAACCAGCAGTACCAGAATTAGCGAAAGCTGCGGTTTGCCAAACATTCACACTTAACCCGGTCGATAAACTTGTGCGAGAATCACTAGGAAAAGCAAACTTATTAACCGTATTATTACCAGTCCCACCAACAGAAACATAACCAGCAGTCCCAGAGTTAGCCATAGCAGATGTGTAAAAAATACCATTAGATAACCCAGTACCTAAAGTTGTTCTGCTATTGCTAGGAAACGCAAACTTTTCAACCACTTGTTGTTGGGTTACACCACCGGCTGCATAGCCTGCCGTACCAGAATTAGCGAAACCAGCGATAGCGTATGTTGCGGCTGACAAACCGGTCCCTAAAGTTGAACGGGAATCGGCTGGAAACGCAAACTTATCAACCCTAGATAATTGTGCATAGCCGGCGCTCTCGCCGCCTGCAATAAATCCAGCCCCAAAATAAGGATTCGGCCAAGTACCGGCCCCCTGATTCTCTGAGTACTCTTGAAGAGTGAACACACCAGACGCAGCAAGGTCAGTTGGTGCCACTTCCGGCCCAATTCGGGACCACGCTCGGCCTGCTGCTATGCCCGTCACAGATCAGACATCAATCTCTAAAACGCTGATCGTCAAATCTATGGCACTGCCATTGGCTGCTGAAGCAGACATGTAGTCACCGGCTTCAAGCACCATTTTGCCCGAAATCAATCCGACAGCAGCGGCGGCGGGGACTGAAAGTGCCTTCACGAGTTCTGTTTTTTTGTTAGAAACATCGCTGTCATACCAACACAGCGAAACAGCCTGAGCACCACTGCCTATGTTGGTAGCTTGCGCCAACAACACAATCGCAGTTTTGCTGGCAGGGCAAATATAAACTTGCTGCAAGCCAGTCGTTAAAGTCTTCTCATCGTTTTTAAATGTATTAGCCATATTCTATACTCCTAGGACAAAGCCAAAATTAGTGGAATTGGATCCGATGTGACCGGTGTAACCCAGGCCAAACCTGTGGCAGCACCAGATGTTGCTTGCAGATTCTGTCCATCTGAACCTACGGCTAGTCGAGTAACTGTGTTGTCAGCGGTCGCAGCGTAAATATCACCCTTCGCATCAACCGTCGCTTCCAGCACCGCTCCACTCAAAGAAGTGAGAGCACCCGCACCGGGGTTGGCTGCCCAGTTCGTTTGCCCATTGGCTTGGCGGACAAGGATCTGATTCGTCGAAGCGGCAGAAGCGTCAGATGAACCGATACCGAGTTTCTCCTCGAGCTGAATAATCGCTTGTGAATGATTCGTATGGACAACGTCATGCAGCTTGCCTGCGTCATCCATTTCATCAGTTGCCGAAATGTTCGGCTGCGTGTCCGTGTCATCAAGCGTTGCTGGAAAGTTAGTTGCCATCTTAAGTCACCGTGATCGCTACGGTCAGTGTCCACTCGGAACCAGCAGCTTTGGTTCCAAGAGCCGCAACCTTACGGTTGAGGTTCGTTGAGGAGTCGCTCGAACCGTTCGCAACGGTCCACTCATTCCAAGCGAAGTTGCCGGTTCCTGAAGACCAGATGCTACGGAAAGTCACTGTTTGCCCGGACACTGAAGGATACCCTGACTCCATACCTCGGTAATCCTTGTTCGAGCTGGCCTGCAAACCGGTCTGACTAGCAGCCGCTGCGGTTGTCGAGTCACCTACGCCGATGTAGGCGTTACCGTTCGAGAACGCTGTCGAAGAAATGCCACACAGCAAATTCAGCAACACAGCGATGCCTTCGTTAAGAAGTAAATTGTCCTTTTTTTCAACCACTTCATCTGGCGGGAGACCCGCTTCACGGTCAGCGGCGTTATGCCATTTCTCAACAGTGGCAAGTACATCCCACGTTTTTGAATCAGTGGTTTCAGTGGACATAAATCAAAAGACCTTTCTCATTGTGAGACTGGGTCCACCCTGCCGAAACAGAGTGAACCCAACCCACGAGGAGCACTACCTAAGCGGTGGTGCTATCTGTCCGGCGGTCATACGGTGTGCGGACAAAGATGCCCACGTTCGCATTGCCGGAACCGGTGTAATCGATGACCGCACGCATATACGACTTGTAAACTTGTGCGGACAATTGTCTAGTTTGGCCATCGTCATTAGGTCCAACAAGATCGAAGCGGCCATAGCTGACCACTCCCGAACCAAAGTTGGATACATCTGAACCCTGGATCTCAACATCGAATGCAGAAACACCTGCTGCGATAGTGCCGAGAACCATTTCTATGGTGACCATGCAAGGACGGTCAACCTGCAAGGCAGTCGTACCAGCATTATCTGCTGCCACGTTACCTTGAGCCAAGATGACGTTACTTGCTGTTTTTGCGTCCCTGATAGTTGTACCAGGTCCGACTGTGCGTGTTGCTTGTGCCATAGTTCAAGCTCCTTAAGCGTTAGTGATGCCGTGTAGACGGGCAACGGAAAAGCTATTCGCAATCACAATGCCGGGATATACTTCGACACGTCCAAGATGACCCGGAGCAGATTCTGTCTCCCCGAAATCTTTAACATCGAAGCTTCCACCCAGGCCGAGGATGCCATACACATTCTCATCTGTACCGAAAGCCATTGCATAGATTGACGAAGTGACGCTCGAGCTACCTTGAGCCTCATCGAAACCAAGAATGGCGGAGCCAGTCTTATCGTCACCGATGATACGAATAGGGGTGCCGTTATACATGTTCACCTGACGGCCGAACACATCAGTGCCAACGTCAAGCAAACTGTAATAAGTACCTTGAGCAAGAGTATTAATCTTGCGTCGATTAGTACGGTTCATCAATAATGCGTCAGGCGCTGACTGGCCACGGAGGCTGTCCCACGCTTCGTCCAGCATCGAAAGAGTAAGCGCAGCACCATTGGTGCCTGCTGACACTTTCTGACCCAGGCCCTCATCGACAAGAGCATTTACGCCCTTAAAGTCTTTTGAGGTGCCAGTGCCATCGAAGAAAGTTGCATCAAATGTACGAGACATCGCTTTCGCAAACTTCGAATACTGGCGAGCCTTAGCTGATATCTGATCAGCTTGAACACGAACAATATAATTATCTATAAATACTTCTCCACCTAGAATTGCACAACCGAAGAAACGTTCTGTGTCTGTACCCATCGAACGGGTATATGACTCATTAACATCACGGAAGGCAGGATCTGGAAGAGTGTCCTCGACGGACACCTTGAGTGCATTGCCAGTAATAGAGGTAAACGGAAGCATCTCCATGATTGGAGATTCTTGGATGAGGGTAGTAACTACGCCTCGACCTAAAGTCGTTGACCCATATTTGGCAGACTCAAGCAGGGATAGTGATCCACTAGCCATAACTTAACTCTCCTTGTAGGAATAACAATGATTTCTAAATGCAGCTACGCAGTTCCTCGAAGTGCAGCATCAATAGCGTCCAATCCCATCAAATTGTCGGTGTTACGAGCTGGGGCGGAAACGCCACCCACTGCTGCAACCTCACGAGCCCTTGAATGAGCAGCCGTATCATGAGACTGTTCTGGAGATAAGAAGTCGCTTACAGCGGCCTCTAACTCCGTGCCTTCAAATCCACGCTTAGCAAACACGTCCTTCGCCAATTCAGCTTGCAGCGCTCGCCGCTCTCCTTGGAGAGCTTCAGCCCTATCAGCCATATCGCTAAGGTTGACCCCAACAAGATCTGCAGGCTTAACTAGTCCATATCCGTGCTCTGTAATCAGCTCATTGGCCTTTAGAGTAGATAACTCGCTAGTCAGGTGCTTGTTCTCTTTAAGAGTCGACTCCAACTTCTGTCGGAGTTGCGACGCATTTCCTTCAATGTCAATATCGCCATCGCCATCGAAATCCATATGTCTCCTACGCCCGGAATCGTTACGCCCACAACCACCGGGGTTGAAGTGGGGAATGTTTCACCTTCCCTCCCTAAACGTGTGTACTAGTAGGTACTTCGACCTGGCTGAGCAATCCTGTTGCCCATTTGTTGGGCAGAAAAGCCGCCCCCGGCTTTACCTAAAGCATTCTCGGCAGCCTGTGCATTTCTCAGCTCAGACGAATCGCCCAACATCGAACCCTGGAAGGCTTCTTGGACAGCTTGAACGCTGACGTTAGGAGTACCAGTAGCTCGGCTCATCATGCCCTGCAAGGCACTCTGTTTTTGGCCAAGACTGTTATAAGCAGAACGCAACTTCGCACCGTCAATACCTTGAGCAATAAATTTCTCTAACGTCTCAACGTCTGGCATGGAGAAACCAGCCTCGGTAGCAGCACTACCCAGCACCGCATATTCGAATGCGGATTCCATTTCTTCCAAACCTAGGAAATTGGCACCGTTAGGATTTTGGAAGATTGCGCCCATCAAATTTTGAGCGAACATCGGATCCATGCGGAGAACCTTCGACACTTGTGCCTGTGACATCTGCCCAGAAGACTGCAAGCCACCCAACTTTGTCGTAAGCCGTTCCACACCAACAGTCGTCGCTCTTTCAATGAACGTCGCATAGTCAGTAGTACCAGCCGTCGTCGCTGCGTTGTATGCGTTCTCGAGTTCGTTCTTCTTAGCAGGGTCGACAACTGCATTGAATAAATCGTCAACCGTTACTGTTATGCCAGCATGCACATAGAAAGCGTCACGCAGTTCGTCTGAACCAGTTTCCAACTCTCGATAGGTTGCGAGCCGGTCACCTAACTCGTTAACGTCGACCCCTGTCTCCATCAACGCCGCATAATCTTGAGGCGATTCTGTAGACGCATCATAGAAACCAAAGTCATTAAGTGTTTGCCTGTAGTTATCGACAGTCGTCAAATACATTGCCTCATTGGCGAAACGCATCGTGCCATCGCTGCGATTCATCCCAGGGAACATTGTCTTCCACTTCGGGTCGCTGCGGATACTAGCGAGAATACCGTCACCCTCAAGCCCTTCAGTAACCCAACCAAGAATGTCATCGAACCACTGTGTCGCCCAAGGGAACATCCCAATCATGGCCTGTTTAAGAGCCTCAGGATTTATGTCAACGGGCTTAACTACAGACTTCGAGTTAGGTCCTCTTGCGTTATCTGGTCCTGGTGCGTAGGCAGAACTCAACCCATAAACCGGGTTACCTCGATCATCTAGAGTGACGGTGTATTTGAAGTTTCCATTAATGTCAACTTCGTCTTTATCCGCAGGGACGGTCGGCAATACATACTCACCTTCGGGTCCCCCGGTGTTTTCTTGTTCGAATCGGGCTACGTCTTCTTCGGCTTGAATAGTAAGACGACCCCTAAGACCATCAACCGTAATCGGAGAAAGCCCAGCCTGAATCAACTTTACGTTGAGTTGAGACTGCTCATCCCTCACACGATCCCTGTTCGCCTGAGCTGTTAATTCATTCTGTCGAACAACTTCTGCCCTCTCCTCATTTGCAGCAATCTGACTAAGTGAAAGCCCTGCAATATTTGCCTGATCTTGTGCTGGATTATAATTAACCATTATCCGAATCCCATCTTTTGACCGGCAGTGCTTAATTGACTAATGATTGTGGCCTTAGCGTTATCGGTCCCTAACCAGTCTTTACGTTTACGAATCGATTGTTTGAACTCGCTTAATGAAGTCCCCTTCTGTAAAGCTTCCTGCAGCATTTCGTCTCTATGATCAGGAAGGGCTGTCTCCATAAGCTCAGCCTGTGCTCGACGATACGGATCAGCGTAAGTAGACCATTCCATACCCGCAGGTTTGTATCCATACAAGCCCTGCGACTGCTTATCGAGCAGCCCCTCGAGGTCGGCATCACTCAGATCATTATCCACTAACTGTTTGCTGTAACTTTCCAACTTCTCGGAAGACAAATCGAGGCCATAACGTTCGCTCATATCTTTTACATCAGCACGCTTATCGTCGATATCGATATCGTTTTGCTTAGAGTCTTTTACCTCCTGGGCGAGTGATCGATTCCACGGAGAGTTCTCGATCCCCAGAGCTAAAGGCTGCAGCCACCGGTTCAACATCGAAGTCTGGGTAGTTATCCCTTTAGCAAGCTTGCTTGCTTGCTCATACCAACCGGCAAATTGCGGATCAGATTGCAGCTCTGCGATAGTTTCAGGCAACGCCAGGTTTTGGCCCGTATAGATTCTCCAATTAGCTTGGATCGATGACAACTGGTTCGCAATTGTGGTGGCTCTCTCAGCTTCACTTCCATTGGCCCAATCACGTTGCGTTTGGGTTGTGGAATTGTAGTAATCGGTCTGTCGAAAAGCATTGCCGAGGGCGACACTGTCTAGGTTTCCCTCTAGACCAAACTCACCGGCAGCAAGTCGGGCAAGAAGACCCGGCATATCCATCCTGAAAGCCTCATCACCCCAATTTAAAAGTTCCTTTTTGAATGTATCAGCATTCAATCTGAGATCTTGATTGCCTTGCTTGGCGTCTGGTATCCTCATAAACTTTTGCGACATTTGGGCCCAGTTATCAGGATCAACCACAATTGGGACTTCGCCCGCCGGTGCTTGAACCAACTTCTGGAAAAGAGTCTGACCATTGTCCAGAGGAACGGTTATGAAGTACTCACCCCCAACCTGATACAACGGGTTATCTTTATTGGTTTCGAAAAAGTCACTTATCATCGTAGGTTCCTTAGGAATTCTGACGCAGCGACCATAGTTTTCTGAATGGATGGGTCTTCCATTCCTCTTTTCGTCAGTGCGAAGCTGTCAACATCTTCAATGTTCCCTGAGCGCATACCAGCTTGGCCCGCAGCACGAACATTGTTCGGATCTTGAAAGGAACCCAACGCATAGTTACCGAACCGAGCGCCGTACTGTCCCTCCGACAGACCTGACTTCTGGAACTCCTCGCCATACAGATCGGAATACAAATCACTGTCCTGAATAAAGCCCAGAGAGGAATCGCTCGCTGTAGGTTTCGCATACATGTCACCAACCATTTGCTGATCTTTACCGAACAGGTCAGTCACCATTGCATCTTCACGTTGACTCCATGAGGTAATGTCGCCTTCGAACTGTCTCTGGAAAGCATCCAACGTTTCATCATCAGGAGTTGTCAGAAACAAATTTTGATAAAGATCCCTGAACGTTGCCCTAGCTTCGTTCTCCGACACCTGAACTGAAGGGGTACGGCTATCAAATCCGTAGTTTGTCAAATAATTTAGTTGCCCTTCGTTAGAGCTAAACGAACTCCCAGACTGCGCTAACCGTCTGTACGAGTTCAGAGCCTCATCTTTCCAGTTGAGTTGCTCATCGGTAACTCTGCTCTTGTCGACATAGAATTGTTCAGCCATTGTGTAAGCCGGCTCGACTTTAAGCTCACCTGCAGCCAAAGGATCAGAGGCTTTTTCCTGCTCCCATTCAGACGCATACAAGTAGGCAAGTTCGCTACTGTTATTAAACTTTTTTAATCCTGTAGATACGATTTCAGCGGTCTGTCTAATGCTGCCGCCAAGACCAGCTTGTTCTCGTCTACTGTGGGCGAGCAGAGTGACTCGCCAGTCGACGCCTATTAGCCCCGAAGCTCGGACAGCTTTAGTAACATCGCCCCTTGATTGACCAGTGGCATCTTCAATGGCGTTAATCTCAGAAGCTTTAATAATGATTGACCTGCCGCTTTGAGGCATAAACACCTGGTGCGGACTTTCCGATGCTTCATAATTTGTAGTTATGAGATCATCTCGCCCACCTATACCAAGCTCGGCAACATACTGCTGTGCTTCATTTATACCTTCCGGAGTGCCAATCTTGAACATTTCACCACCAGCCGCTACAGAGTGATCGTTAACGTAGCCATAAAACTCTTCGGCCCCCTCCGATACCCAGGCATAGCCTTTGTTTCCATCACCCTCGATTGCACCAAGCCTAAAAAGCTCATCTTGTAGCAGCGGAGGAATAGAGCTGCTGTCTCCACCCTCACCCATTAAATTGTTAAACGGAGTCACCGCTGGGGCTTCATCGCCGTCTTTGACAGTTGTTGGTTGCTCTCCGCCAACAGGATTCCTGGGGTTCCGTCCAATGTCGCCGACTGTAAGCGAGTCCCTGGAGAGACTACCCTCCCATATATCTACATCTACTTTAGAGGTTTCTATCTCAGCGATTTCTTCCTCGTTATACCCGTTATCTCTAAACCATTGCCGTAGGTCATCGCTCATCCAAGCACACTTTCAATCGGGCCCCATGTACGCATGAGGTGAGTTCTCCAACCCAAACGTAAATACTGCTCATCCTCCGCCCAAGAAGCGGCTAATTCTCTGAATGCGTCTCGCTCATCAGGAGAAATCTCGTCGTAAGAACCGGCTTTTCGAATAAGCTTCTCGGAGAGGGCAATAAGACCACCCATCTTCACCTCACGAGAACCATTAGTAGGGTCGGAGCCGAAAGCCTCAAACTGGGCGACTAGTTCATTCGCCGCTTGATTCTTTAGCACTGAGTTACCAATACTCTTAGCAATAGCTTCTTGGTACGCCGGGTACATTTCTCGAATCGCCTGTTTACCAGACTGCTGCTGATTAAAGTATCGAGACCATTTGTTGCGGCGAATCTCGTTGATACCACCCTTCCCACCCTTTGACTTGATTGCTATGTCGATCAAGTCATTGAGCTCCGCCACCTCGGCATAGCCACGTTCCGCTTCAGCGGCCTCAGTTAAACCGCTGCCGCCAAACATCACATGTCCCTGTTCCACTGAGGACTGCATCAAATGTTCCATATCGTTGAACAAAGGAGCGACCCGGCTGAGCGTTTCATACGCCTCTCCGGCTTCCGCATCGTTAAGAATCCTGTGCCCCTGAGGGAGAAACAAGTTAAGAATCGGATTAATAGTGACTTCGTCAAGACCTGACTTGTTGAACGTGTTCATGAATGGGCGGTTAGCGCCGCCCAACTCCCCTGGAGTCAAACCATAAGCAAACACATTCAGGCGTTGCAGTTTCTCCAACATCGGTAAACGCTCTCTGAAGATGTCTGTCAAGTTGTATTCTTCGTTAAGGAATTCATACGTTTTCACTGCGTCATGCAGCATCGCTGCCCTCGACCAGTCATTCCCC